AGGTGTACCAATACCTGAGCTAATAACAAGTGAACCAACACCATTAGCAACAGCATTACCACCTGATGTATAGGTTGTATCTACACCATTTCCACTAACGCTATAACTGCTACCTAAGCGTGATGCAGAAGTACTTGCACCACCTACTGTTAGTTTTGTAGAGCTACTTATACTATGCGATAAACTGGCATAGCAAGCAGGTGTAATTGCTAGTAGCAATATAGGAATAAATTTTTTCATGTTTTTGTTTTGGGGTCAACCACAGTAGCACCAACAATTTTTAAAGGTGTTTCTACCCTTATAGTTTGATATGAATTGTCATTTTGTGCAACTTCTTTAGGTTTGTCTTGGTTTTCTTTACGTTTTTTTGCACCTTCTAAACCAAAACTACTGAGACTTGAAGCTAATAAACTGGCAGGGAAAGTTATATCTTGCTTTTCTCCTGTAGTTAGTCCAGGTATCTTAGGTAAGTAATTGCTTGTTACGAGCAAACCAGACCAAAACACAACGAGTAACCGCACACAAACAGATATAAATTCAAATTGTTCTTCTTTATCGTCAAATTTTTCTTTTAGTTTTTGTAGAGTATTTTTAGATTTTGTTTCTGACATAACCTTTTTCTGTCATAATAGCTATATAAGAGGTTCTAGCAAAGTGATTGAAGTAATAGCAGCAACAGGTGGTGCATTATTGACAGCCTGTTTTGTATCTGTAGGTTCTATATCTTATAGGGGTAGACAATCACGTGATGATCTTGTACGTAATACAACAGCTATAGAATTATTGACTACAAAAATAGATGATATGCACGATGATATGAAAGAGGTTTTTCATAGGCTTAAGGAAGTAGAGCTAGCTGTAGCAGAAATTAAGCCTAGAAGGTAAAAAAAAGGCTATCTAGCTTTACAATGGGGATTAGACAGCCTTATAGATGACCATATTAAATTTAACGCTTAGAATATGTTTGTAAAGCATAACAAAGCTATGTACAAAATTTTAAAACCTATACTGCTACGCTTTCTTACTTCTACAGGTTGTAAAAGATTAATTGTAGATTTACTAAGGTCTATCTGTAAGCAGACAACAAATACCTTAGATGATAAGGCTGTAGATATGTTAGAACAGCAGTTATTTCCTAAATTAAATTAATTAGTCAGGAGATAGATCATGTCCAACACATGCCCTGTCTTTCCTATGAATTGCAATAGGTTTTGTATAACTTTCAAGTTAGAGTATCTCACAAACCTAACTATCAGGCTTCCCGACTAAATATTTATTCTATTTCATTCCAACCTTTACTTTTTGCATACTTGTTATACTCTTTTTTTAATGCAATACCATATATTTCGATTACTGCTTTGTCAGTATTTTCTGGAATAGCCATAGGCATATCAGGGTCAGGTACAACTAAATTAAGTAAATCCATTGTTCTACCTCTTGGGTTAGATTCACCATGTATATGCCAAACGATCTCATATCTAGGTACGTCACTACCAAAAATCAATTCACCTATGTCTGTTTGTTCTACGCAAATATGCATTTTATATTTAGGGCAATTAATAAACTGCATATCATGGGTGTTGTGATTAGTAAAACCTTTAGTCATTTGTTTACCTCCTTACAGGCTAGTTCTATACCTGCATTACAATCTGTAACTGTCATGTCATATAGAGTTGATGAAAGGGCTGTATAAAACAACCCTGTAGCTGAAAGTATCATTAGAAAGTTTTGCATTACTGAAAACCTCCTAACTGTTTTTGTCCACCACCTGCTACCTGTCTATTAAGTCCTACAGAACTACCTGCTGCTAATCCACTATTTCTACCATCACCACCTGCACCTGTTAATCTTGTTTTACTAGGTAACTTTCCATACTTATCATCTTTATATTTTTGTATTATTGCCTTTTCTGTTTTATTAGACTCAACAACAGCTAGTGAAGATTGATTAACAGTTTTATCTGCTATTTGTAGTTGTCTACCATTCTGCTGTTCTTCTCTTTTCATCTTTTGTAATCTGTTATGTATATCTTCTGCAAAACCTTTTCTAAAGTCATTTCTGTATTTTGCACCTTTCATAGCAACCATAAAGGGGTCTTGCTTACAATGTGCAGCCCATTTATCATCTAATGCTTGCAAAATATAATCTGTATATATTTGTATTTCTATCTGTCTTGCCTTAGAACAAATAACATCTATCTGTCTTGTGCCACGTTCAAACCTGTTGCCATCTTCATCACGTACACAAAATACTATTGAACCATTGTAAAAACGTGCAACAGCAGAAACAATATATTGTGTAGCAGGGTCTATGCGTTTGTAAGGGTCACCATACCTAAATGATGTAGCTTCTATATCCTGTTCAACAGTAGCCATATCTAACTGCTGTTCTAACTGTTCTCTACTAATACCTCTTGCTGCTAGTTGTTGTTCTAGTTTTGCTTCTGCAGCAGCAGCTTCATTAGGGTTAGTACTTGCTGTAAGTCCTAAGATTTTTGAAAGAACATTTAATGATCTTGACATTGGTTTACCTCTCGGTTGTGTTTACAATATTTAGTGTACATCTAAGGTATACCCCTGTCAAGAAATTAGTTTTGTATTAGTCATATGCATTTCTTTTTTTCAATACTTCCACTTCTGCAAAACACTTAGGACAAGATAAATTAGTCATAACAGAATATACTGGATAACTTAGCATAGATTCATCAATATCAATATCACCACCAACTATTAGTTTTGTATTACACCAATAACAATTCATTTTATTAATCTTGCATACTGTTCAATAGTCATAACAACACGCCAATTATCACCTTCTGCACAGCCTGGTCTTTTATTAAACCTAACCATTGTAATGGCATGGTCTACTCTTGCGTTTAGTCTTTGCTGTTCTGCTTCTCTAGGCTTTCTAAGTACTGCTTCACTTTTATTTTTCATATCACATACCTGCACAACAGTATTAGGTATACCAACTAAATCACCTTTATCTTTATCGTGACCTGCACCAAATCTACGTTCTATTGTATGTCCTGTAGCTGCTGTTAAATATATACAGGCTTCTCTTTCTGCCCTGTCTCCTTTATTCTTTTGTGCGTTCATTTTTCTAAATCAAATATTTTTTTCTTTAGGTTGTCATATTGCACTATAAATTCTTTTGTACTAAATTCTTTTTTATTACTAAAATGATACCTGTCACTTAATGCACCTAACTTTACATATAAATCATCTATCATTTGTTGCTTTTTTTTATTAAATTCTAAAGTTAATGTATCTGGTTCTTTTGCTTGCTTATTCCAATCTGCTACTAACATAAGTAATTCTTTGACACGTTTAAGTGCGTTTTCAATTTTTTCTGTTGTTTTCATCTTATAGACCATGTAAAACCTGTTTCTAATTTAGTTGCAATACCTTCTTCTCTTTCCTGTTGTTCTTTATCTTCTATTGCATTAATCATATCTTTCCTAAATCTATTTGTTGTATCACTATATTGCCATTTTTCTGGTTTGCGTTTACGTACTGCTTTAACACCTTCAATACTAAATGTACTCATAATAATACTGTCCATATAATATTTTTCTAATACCATTTTCTTTTCTTTTATTTGCATATCTATTTCTTTTTTTTGTAGCTGCAATACTTTAAGCTGTCTTAATAATTGTTCTGGTTGCGTGTTCATTACTTAAATCTATACTTTGAATATTCTTTTGATTGCCAATCATCAGGTAAATGATACAACCATTCTAAAAACATTCTTGCAGCCATCATAATTTGTTTGTCATCAAACTTAGCTAACCATTCTTCTCGATCAATTTGTTCTAATTCTTCTTCAAATAACATAACTAATACAGAATAATGAACAATGATTACATTTAGTATGGGGTATACCCTTATCTAATGCAACCCTTACTAAAATTTTACCTGTTTACTAAAGTAAAGGGTTCTAGCTTCTTCATAATCGTACATACATTCCTGTGGGTTATAGTCTTGTGTTTTTATTCCATCAGGTGTTATATAAATTACCCTGCATGACCATAAATGTACACCAGGATAGTTTTGATATAGCAAAGAAACATAACCACCCATCTGTAATCTATGGTTTTTTTTCTTATATACTTCTTGTGTTTTAAAATCTGCTAAACATAACATACCAGTATCTTTATGCTGTAATATCACATCACAACTACCTGCAATATCTCTTTTTCTATCAACCATACGTAGTTCATTAGCAACACAATCCCATGTTTCCCACATTCTGTAGTTAATTAAATGTTCTATCCAATGTGCATAATCTTTTGCATAAGCTAGTGCTAAGGTTTTATCTTTTGTTTCACACCATATCTGTACTGCTTCATGTATAGCTGTACCTCTTATTGCAGCCTTTTCCATTTCTTTACTGACGTATGTATTTTCCTTAACAACTTCAGAAACAGAACGTGCCACATATTTTTTACGTTTTAAATCGTAGTATTTATGGGGTTCTGGTAAAAACTGTAGAAAAGGGTCTTGTATAAGAATATTTTTAATATTCATAAATTACCAATATGCAAAGTACCTGTAGAATTACTAAAAAATATATGACCTGCAGCAGTAGAATTATGATTAGATATAGATACAGTTTTAGTAGTCTTTTCTTTTACAATTTCACCTGATTCTGCTTTTTGTATAGCTACAGAATTTTTACCTTCAATAAAACCTTTATTATATTGATTTTGCATATCTGTATAACTATACCCTTCTCTTTTGCCATCTAGATAACCTTCATTATATTTTGCATTTAAATGTCTATCTAATTCTTGTTGATATTGGTTTTTAACATCTTGTATACCTTTTCTATAAGCATTATCTATAGCACGTTGTATATCTTGTTGTGATGCAGGTTTTTGTCCTTTATAAAGTTGCACATTTATATTTTCTCTTGCTACAGCTTCTATAAATTTTGTGGCAGCAACCATAGCTTCATTTTTATTAGGGTTTTTAGTAGCTAACCTAAATAGTTTTTCAATTTTTTCTATATTCATATTTCTTTTTCATATTCCACAGGGTCAAAAGTTATTTTACCTGTAAGTGTATTTTTCCATTTTGGTATGTTTTCTAAACGTAATGATGGTGTTGCACCAGATTTTGTACGTAGTAAACGCTTCCATTTACCTGTACCTGTTTCTCTTTCATAACCCATAGCAATATACCAACCTTCTGATGGCCTATCTAAATCAGATACTTTTAACAAACCTTTTTTTACCATCTTCTGTAGTGTGGCTTTTGCATTATTACTAAATAAACTTTCCATTAGATTAGATTCCCCATTTCATCAAACTGTACAACCTTCTGGTTAGGGTGCGGTTTATTTTCCTCTACAAAACCTTTGTTATTTATTTTACTAATTGTTTCATAATTTTTTATGGTGCAACCCTTCCATGTACCTGCAAGTATACCTGCTTCTAACTGATCTCTTAATATCTGTTCACCATACTTTTGTATAAACTTTCT